GACGTTGCCAGCGCCGCCGTTGGCCTGTTTCGCTTCGACGCTGCAAGTGCGGATCTTCGTGTCGGCGGTCTTGGCAACCGGGGCTTTGATGATGACGAACGTGATGCTGCTCGCCTCGTTTTCCACGGTGCGCGTGAAGGTCGATCCAAACGTCGGCGGGAGAGTGCCGCTGCTGGCAAGCTGCCATTCGCCCTTGTAGTCATACAACCCTTTCTGGTAGATGGACTGGTTCGGGTTGCCGTACTGGTCTTTGTTGTGATCCTCCTCGATATTGGGAGTGATTTCCTCAGTGTTGACGTTGTAGGTGACAGACTCGGAAGTCGTGACGGGCGCGACGCCGTAGCCGGGTGCGAGGACAAGAACGCGATTAGGTGATGCCATGATGTTGGGTTAGTTGAGTGTGGTTAGTGCTGCGGGATTTATGACGAGAATAAAAGTGATTGCGAGCGCCGTGTTGTCGAGGTTTTCCGTGTCCTGCTCCGAGTTGTCGCTTTCAGCCGGTTTCGCCTGAGTGACGAGACACGGAAGCGCTGCGCTGTTGCCCGCAAGCTGTTCGTTCTGGTATTGCAACAGATAGAACTCATTCAGGCGTTGCGCGACTTTGCCGACTAGCGTGTTGTGCGAGCCGCTGGTCGCCTCGGTCGTCCTGTTCGTGGTCACGACAAGCTCGGCCCGGCATTCGTATGCGGAATGGACGAAATACGGCTCGACTCCAATGGCGAGCCGCTGTTCTTGAAACTGTGCGCCCACGGTAACCGCGCACGAAATGCGCGGGCTTTCGTTCGTGTCAATCTGCCGGGAGCCGTAAACGTTCGGGCAAACAGATTCAAGCGCGCCGATGAGCACGGCTTCGGCGTTTTCCTCTAGTTGGAGTATTTCGGAAAGTTCCATGTGATTAGCTCCTAGCGATTGCAGCGACAACGCGCTTCATTTTGCGCTCACAAGCGCGGTTGAAAACGGGGAACTGCGCGGCCATGATTGGCGTCAAGATGCCTTGCCCGGTGAAGGGCTTGTATTTGCGCTCTGGCGCGTCCAAGAACGGCACGCTGATGCTCGCCGTGAGCTTGGTCTGCCCGCCGTGCCATTGCCCGCTCCCTTGCGGAATGTCAGGCTCATCGTGGTTGCGAGTGACTGCCGAGAGCACGTTTGCCGATGCGGTCACGTTCACGCCGAGCGAATAGCCCACCTGAACCCACTGAAGCTGGAACAGGAAACGTGCGGGCGCGCGGTCTGCCAAGAATTGCGCCTTTGTAACGCCCTGCCCGCCTCCCCTTGCCCTCCATTTCGCAAACTGGCTGTTGGGCTTGCCTGTTTGATTCTCGCGGATTGTAGCGAGGTCGCGCACGGGAGTCGCGGCCTTGGCTTTATTGAGCGAAGGACGGAGGAAGTAGTTACTGATTTCCGGCTTAAAGATGCGCGCGGGGATAGCTGCAAGCTCGCGTTGCTTGCGGCGGATCCCGCTCATGTCCATTTTGAAGCCGGAGTTTTTCATTGCTTGAGGTTGCAAATCAGCCGCACGATTGAATCATCCTTGTCCGGCTGGAAGTTTGCCACTTGGAATGCCAGTGCCGTCCGCCCCTCGCCAAAGGCGGAGGCGTAGGGCGTGGCAAATTCGATTGTGTCCCTGAGTTTGATGCCCGCCGTTGCGCGGTCGCTTTCGAATATCTGGAAGGAAAACGTCACCTTGGCGTCGTATGTGTTGGGGTTGATCGTCTTGAACAAATCCAGCGGCGGAGCGATGCACGCAATGGTCGCGCCGTTATACGTGATGGAATCTGGGAAGATTGCCAGCAACGCCGTGTTCAGCGCGGCCATTGAAGCGGCCCAACTCATGCGTTAGGGCTTCGCTACTGCGTCGCCTGTGATGCTCAGTCGCATCGTGGTTGCCGTGATCGCCTGTCCAATCGGGACAAGCCATTCACCGCTCGCCACGTCTGCCGTAGTCTCGGTGATTCCGCCCGCCGTTGGCGAAAGGTAAATCACCGCTGCGACCGTCATCGTGCATCCCGGCGTGAGCGAACTATCGCCGCTCACGAAGAAAAACGGTTGCCCCGGCCCTGCGCCGCCGAGCGCCATGCCAGCGGGAACCTTGACGGCGGTGACGTTCGCGTCGGCGAGCTTGTATGTGTTGGTAGCCGAGTCAAGGGATACCATGTTACCGGCAACAATGGTGACGCCAGCAGCGGCGATGCCGGTGCCAATGACGCCGTTGACGGAGCGGAGAACTGAAGCGGGAGTTTGTGAGAGTGCAGCCATTTTAGTAAGTAGGAAAAGGAAAGACGCCGCGCCGCAATGATACAGCGCGGCGTCTTAGGTGGATTGTGCGTGAGTTAGAAGCGGAGCGTGTAGGAGATGGACGTTGCCGTGAGCGTGTCCGTAGCGCCGCACGTCTGGGAAAACGCGATGTATCGGCGGGTGTTGGGAGGCAGGCGGAAGCGGCAGAGAATTGCGACGCTGCCGGTGCTGACAACGCCGAGAACCTTCACCTGCGTCATCGGGACAACCTCAGCAAAGCTGGAATCGTCGGCGCTGTCGTGGAGCGTGATCGTCGTGTTGTTCGCGGTGACGTGAAGCGCCATTGCTGGCACACTGATTTCGACTTCCAGTCGCTCCGGTTTGAACCCGACATTGCCGAGGTCGAAGGAGTTAGAGACATTGGTTGCCGATGCTGCGGGGAGCGATTTAGACGTGGTGAAAACCGCGTCTTGAATATTACGTCCGAATTCGTTAGCCATGATGGTGTGTTGGTTGGTGGTTTAGGTTAGACGATTGCTTCGGTGCTCAAGATTGAGTCCGTGCAGATAATCGGGATGCCGTCATAGCTGTCGGGAATCGGCGCGAGTAGCTCCTGATTCGGGCGGGTCGTGCCCTGTCCGAACAGAGTAACCGTGCGCGACGCCTGCAACTGCTGGCGGCTGCGGCGATTCATGAAGAAGTGCGTCGGCTTCACGCCAATCGGGAACTTCTGGATGAGCTGCGAAAGCAACGAGTCGGTCAGCGTCTTTCCGGACTGCGCGGTCAGATTGGAAATCTGTCCGACTGCAAACTTGGAGTAGAATGCCGCGCCAACCCATCCTTCAAGGCTGTTTTTCCACGCGGTCAGTTCCTTGGAGCTGCGCGTGATGGTCTGCTTGCGCCATTCGCCGACTTCAAGAACGGTGTTCTTGCCGAAGATAAGCTCGAAGAACTTAGGCATTGCGCAGATAGCCCATACCGAGCTTCCGGTGTCAGCCGTGCTGCCAGTGGCGTCGAGCACAAGGCTGGAATCCACGACCTCCTTCGCGCCGGGGAATCCCTTGGCGTCGCCGTTTGTGCCGCGGCCATACCAGACTTGCGGCCCGATGTCGAGCATGTAACCGCGCGCCGCGCCGTCGGCTTCCATAGCCAGCGCGTGCTCAGGGCCATTCTCGTCGGCGCTGGCAATAGCAGCGTCCATTTCGAGTTGCAGGTCGTAGTAGAACGTCTCATGCGTCCTGTTGAGGTAGGTGCTCTTGACCGGCTCAACACCTTCGTTTGCGGAGCGGAAAGCGCCGGAAGGATAGGCGGTGCGGACGAGCGACTTAAAGGACGTGCCGGAAACTTGACGCGCGGGAAGGATTGCGGCTTCCGGTGCGGCGTTCAAGTTTTCCTCGATAAGTCCAACGGTCTGGTCGGAGCCGTTGACCTTCGCGAGGTCGAGCATGGTGAGGTAGGAGTATGCCATTTTTGTGGGTGGTTAGTTTTTCTGTTTTTCGAGTTGTGCGGTGATTGCTGCTTTGACTTTCGCCATGCCGAAAAGCGCGGTGTCAGCCTTGGATTTTTCAGCGGGAACCTTGACGCTTCCGAGTTCCGCGATGATTTGCGCCTTGGCTTCGATGAGCAAATCAGCCTTGGATTTCTCCTGCGCCTTCGTGAAGTCGGCAAACTGCGCGACGATGCGAGCCTCAAACTTCTTTTCCAGCGCGGCCATAGCTGCGACGGCTCCGGCGTCATCGTTCGGGGTTTCCACGGCTTCCGTGACTTCGGTTTCATCTTCGGGCTTGTCGGCCTTTTCGATAGATTTGAGCATCGCCTTGACTGCGGCGAGCGTGTGCGGGTCGGCCTGACAAGCCGCGCTCAACTTAGAGAGCAGGTCGTCAACATTGGGTGTGGTGGTTTCGTCCATAGGTGAGGTTGTTAAATCGGCTGCAAGAAGTGCAGTGACGCCCGCACCTTTTTCCACAAGGTCGGCGGCTTGAAAATCCTGCGGAATGCAAAGCGGGTCATCGGGAAGAAACGAATAGACCGCCGAGAGCATGAAGTTCTCAGGGTCATTCTCCGCGTGCCAGAGCGCCGTCTCGCGAGTTGCGCCGGGCGCGAGGTGCAAATCAGCGCGGAGGTTTTTGGAATCGTCGCGGTAAAATCCTTTCAGCGCGCCAGCCTTCGTCACAAGCCCGTCCTGTTCCTTGGACGTGTGGGAATGCGTCATGTGAACCGGGATGCTGCGATTGCCAGCGTGATTCATCAAAGCGGCAAGGTGGGCATCGTCGAGCGTTACAGCCCGGTGCGTCTTCGTGCCGTCGTCCCTGCGCGCGGAAAACTGCGCCAGCTTGCCAAGCTCCATCACATACACGCCGCGAATGATGCCAGCGGCACGGTCATCCGCCGTGATTTCCGGTTTGCGAAAAGTTGCTTGAAAGGTTGCGAGCACGGCGCATGTCTAGCGCGGCCATGCTATCACGTAAAGCGGCGACGCTTAACGTGTTATTTTTTCGCGGGGAGTGCCGAAAGAAATGCCACCGCGCGCTGCACTAGGCTTGCGCTTTGCCTGCGCCCGTTTTCCACGTATGAGAGATGCACCGGATGAACGCCTAGCTCTCCGGCTAGCTCCTTTGCGCGCACGTCTCGCGACGCGCGGAGCCTTGCAATCTGTGTGTGCGGGATGGGCTTCATTTCTCGGGATGCTCGCGCTCGGTGAACAATTCCGCCGGGTCAAATCCGAGCGTGGATTTGACAAAAGCCTTTTCGTCTGGCGTCGCATCCTCGGCATCCTCCGCCTCATCATGCGACGTGGGAGTTTCCGAATGATCTCGCCAGTCGCGCGACTTTTCATTTCCGAATTGGAGTGGGTTAGTTGTCATGCGGCTTGTTTCATTTTCAGTCGATCAAATGTAGCCGGATTGATGTAGGATTCCAATGCTTGTTGCGGCCTATTTCCAAGCACGCCAGACACTTTTTCCGCAACTGACTTGATGAAAGATTTCCGCTCATCATCGGTATCGAAATGTCTAGGCGAATCGCCGATGATGTTCGCGGCCAATTCGTTCGCTCGAATCGTGCGCAAGTCCTTTGGCGAGAAACTTCCGTTGCCGAGTCCGCCGACATAATTCGCTACTTTGCCGTAGTTGGTGGCGAAAAGTTTTCCGGTATCTCCCGCCGTTGCTTTTCTTTCTAGCAACATCTTGGCAAGATTCGGATCGGCGACTTTGTGATCGTGCCACACGCCTTCCTTGCCCATGAATTGCAGCCGAGCGCCATCGCCATCGGGGACGATGTGCCTGCCTTCCAGTGTCGTTGCGCCGTAAGATTTCAGCCAAAAGCCAGCGTTTTCGAGCGGCAGATTTTCCTTGATGCGCCGTGTAATTTCTTCGCGCGCTCCTTCATCGCGAATCGGAATTGTCGAGTCGCCTGCTTTCAGTGAAACCTTTTTCGGCCCTTTCTTCGCATCGGTCAAAACGAAATTGCTCGCGTCAACTTTCTGATTCCAGAGTGACTTGTTCCCCTTCGTGTCTTCCTCGCTTCCGGGGCGTGTCGCTTGTGCGGACATAAGCCACGACGCATCGGCCTCCTCTTTATTTTTCCCACTGTTGCTGTCGCCGTGAATTTGCGAGCGCAACGAATCAATTGAGTCAACACCTTCGTTCACGCGATTCCATTTCACGTCCTGATTGCTCGCGAGAAACTTCGGATTATAGACGCGCTTCGGGTTTCCTTCCGCGTCTTCGCTGATCGCCCACACATCTGCGTTTGGGTCTTTCGAGACTCGGATATTGTGAGCGTAAGCTGGCGGGATGCTCGCGGGCGAAATATGCGCTGGCAGTGGCGAGCCATCCGCGAGAGTCAGCGTCGAATCTTTTCCTTTTCCGGTTTTCGTCGCGGGATGCAAGTCTCCGACTTCCGCGCGCTTGCTGCGAACCTCACTTCGATCGCCGGTCTTAGCGGCTGATTCGTTTTTTGGCGCGTCCTCTTTCTTCGCCCCACCACCACCCGGCCCGAACTCGCCCGCGTTGTCTTTATTCCCGCGCGGGTGTTTCGATTCATCCCATTCGGCGAGCGTTGCCGTAGCCTTCGCGGGGGACTCGCCTTGCGGCTGCTGAGCAGGATTCGCCGTATCCTGCGCGATGTTCAAATCAGCAACGGTTGGCTTGTATCCGCGCTTCACTAGCTCGCGGTTCGCGTCCTGCGTTGCAATTTCGATGGCAATGGCTTCCTGCGTGCCGCGCGCGAGAACGTCCTCAAATGTGCCGTCGCCATTCTTGGCGATGATTGCCGTACGCGTCGTGAGGCCCGCGCGCATCGCTTCCACGTCGCTTTTGTCGTCCCTGAATGCGTCTGCCGTGGGCAGCGAAGGCCAGTGCCAATTCCCATTGAGCACGCCAGCGCGGGCGGGGAGCTTTTTGCGCGAGATGCCGTCCATCAAAAACAGATAGGCCATTTTCTCCAAGCGCGGCAGATATACGTCATTGCGAAGGCGCATGATTTCCCGCCCTGCGCGGCTCATGTCGAAGCGCGTAGGAGCACCGCCGCCGTCGCGCGCGGAGATCAGGAATGCCTTGGGGAAGCCGAGCGAGAGGCATGTGCGCTCGTCTGAGTAGTCAAGCCCCTGCAAAAGCGCGGGGCCGGGCGCTTCCGACTTCATGAACTGGTAGCTGTCGCCGTCGCTGAATTGGTATTTCACCACTGCGCCGTCTGCCATCTTTTCCGTGTAGGTAATAGTGCCGTCTGAGTTCGTGGTCGTCTCGTAGTCGAGCGGGTCGGGCGAGCCGCTGGCGTTGCTGGCGATGGCTGCAATCTTCGACTGAATCGCCATGCTGTCCATCCCGCTCTGCCAGATTTTGTTCCGCTTCTGGATGCTCTGAATTGCAGGCGCAAACTTGGTGACTCCACGATGCCCTTCGAACAGATTATCCTGAAAGAAAATGACGTTGCACGCCGGGACGATTTGCGGGTTGAGGTAGGTCTGATTATATCCGCGCTCGTAAATTTTGAACGCTTCATTCATCCCGTTCGGCGCGAGGAAAATTCCCGCGATGTAGCGCACACTCGGCGCGGGCGGCTGCACGAATGCCTCGGCACCGTAGCTGGCAGGATTTACGAAGCGGTAAAGCTCACCGATTTGATCCGCACAGCGCACGATGAATCGAAGCTGAGTCTCGTCATCATACCGCTCCAGAATCGAATCGCCCCGCACCGGCATTTCAACGTGGGCCGCGCACGAAAAAGCCGAGAGCGCGGACTGGTTAATGCCGCCGCGCTTCATCACCTCGCGCATGTATTGGTTCACTTCGCTGTCCAGTGCCGGATCGCCGGTCTGCGCGAGGTAGCCAATCGGCTGGCAGTATTGTTTGAGCGAATAGCAAACGGAAACCCAATCCGAATTTTTAACCAAGTCCTCGGCCTGCCACATGAGCGTGACGCGCTGCTGTTGCGCGTATGCCGAGTTCGGATTCGTGCCGATGCGGTTCGACATCATCCGCGTCTTGTCGGGCATCGCGCCGTCGTAGCTCGCCATCGAAGCGAGCGCGAGTCCGCTGCGCTTTGACCGTTCAAGGGTTGCCGTGTCGCGTTGCTGGTATCGGTTTCGCTTGCTCATTTGTATCCGGTCAAATCCATGTTCACTTTTTTCGTCGTCATAATGCCCGAGCGAAAATCTATTTCCGCGTTGATCTCATGCAGCCTCAGTTTGGCATCCGTGATCGCCTTTGTGCCGTTCTTTGCGCCGCCCCCAACAGACTGCCAGCACTCCTCCAGTTCCGACTTGGCTTTCGCAAACGCATTCGCCAAATCGGGCGCGGAATAATGGCGATAAAGGCGTTGCGGAGATGGCATGGTTTGCCGTGTATTTACACGGTCGCGGGAGGCGTGTCAATCTCGGATTGTTTACCGAGCGGGAAGAAGCCGCTGCGAATCGCAATGACGAGCGCCATCACCTCCAAGTCCCAATAATGGTCTTCGCGGATTTTCTTCCACACGACTTTTTTCACGGTCGCGGTTTTCTTGTCCGGCTCAATCAGCGGCATGAAGCCCGGCATGTTTTTCACGTAGCACTCCGGCATGTCCTGCGCGATGCCGAAATAGCGGCCCGATGCGCCCGTGATGAGCGAATAAAGGTATCCGTAGAGTTCTGGATTGTGCGACGTGAGGCAATACGCCCACCCGTCCGGCAAACGCCCCGCCTTGACCTTGCGCGCGCTCTTTGGCAGCGCCTCGCCGACGATGCCGGATTGCGGCTCCGGCTGCGAATACGGCATGGGATGAGTGACGCTCATGGCGTCCGCGCCGATGCCCTGCTTTACCGCGTGGAACTGCTGCAAATCTGAACCCTTGAACGCATACCATCCGAACTGACCGCACTCGCGAAACGTGCGGCGGGGTTCGTGCCCGCTGTCAATTATGACGTGCGAATTTTTGCCCGGCTTGCCTTCGCTCACGCCAAACTCCGATGCCATTTCGTGAAGCTGCGCCGCTGTGTCAATTCGCCGATAGCACACGCGCCGGGAGTTGCCTTGGCGATCCCACTCCGTAACGAGCGCGTGCCGGTGCGCTGGCTCGCCCGCCTTGCCTGCCTGCGGGTCGCAGGATAGGACACGCAATGTCTCACCCCCCGGTTGCCACACGTCGCCGAGCCGGTAGTCGCGATTGCCCTTGGCGTCGCCGAAGTCGGGCAGGCGCGGCACGTAGATTTTGCAGAGCCTTTTCTTTTCGTAGTCCTCCCACGGCTTCAAGTTGCCGAGCTTCGCGGCTTCCATCGCGCTGTTGCTTTCGATGAGCATTTCTCGCCATGAAATCCAATGCGCGGCGAATACGCTCCATCGGAAGCTCCGCGTCTCTGGCGGTGCCGTAGGATTCTGCGCGACGTAATCGCCGTCCTTATTCAGCGCGTAGCGGTCGCGCGCGGTGTCGGCAAATTCTGCCTTGCAATGCGGGCAAACGCAAACAACGGATTCCAGTGTGGGCCTGAAAACATCCGCATCGTATTTCTGCCGCGCATCTTCACCCCATAGCGGCCAAAAAAGCTGCGCGCACTTCGGGCATCGGAAGTGCCACTCGTCTTGCTGGCCTGCCAAGTAGAACGCCGCAACCTCGCGCCCCTCATCCGGTGCCGTGGTGATATGCGTGCCCTGTCTATCCCATCGCCCGCCCATGCGTTTCTCAAATTCGATGAGCCGCCCGTCTGGATAGCTTTCCAGATGGCTCTCATCCGTCTGGCAGTATCTCACCTGCACAGACTGCGCGGATGAAATGCCTGGGCCGGTGATTAGCAAAAACTTCGTGCGGAAAAGCACAAGTTCATTGGTCATCGCGTATTTGTCGCGAGACAACAGCCGCATGGCGTCGGGGTTGTTCCTAATCCACTCCTTCCCGCGCGTCTTTGCCCACGTCGCCGCGTCGTCATCGGTCTGGCAAACAATCATCTGGTCGCCAACATCGCAAACGATGCGCTTCAGGTTGATGATTTGCCCGGCAACGGTGCCCATGCACGACGACGCCTTGAAAATCACTAGCCGCTTGCATGAAATATCATCCGCCGCCTCAAAGGGCTTCCCGAGAAACGGATAAAACTCATCGCGAAACGGCCCGGTGATTGGGCTGGATTTGTCGAAACGGATTTGCGCGCGGGCGAAGTCGAGCGTTTTCATGCGATTAAATTTGCGCGCCGATGCTCAAAGCATTCGCGTCCGCTGTATTGAGTTGGGAATGCTCGCGTTAGCTTGTCGAGCTTTGCGCAATGGCCCTCGAAGTATTTCCCCGCGCCAAGGTGCAGCGTGCCGCCTTTTGGGAAAAGCGAGGGGATTTTGCCCACAATCGCCCCCCGCTTGAAGTGCGCGCAGTCATTGCAGTCCGCGTCAATCGTCTGCATTTCAATGATGTCCTGCGGTGTCAATTTCGCGTCAAACGCGTGCCACTCTTTGGCCTCGTCCGCTGTCATTTCGCGGGGCTGCTGCGTGCTCCAATACCTTTTCATACGGTCAACCATTTGGGAAGCACACCGTCTGCCTTCGCGCTCGCCAGCGCCCCGTCCTTCGCGGCCCGCCAGTTATCCGCACTCGCCTTGTGAAAGGCCTCTGGCGAGTCGCACAGCGCGGCGGATTGGGCATCGGCGATGATTCGCTGCTCGAGCGCAAGGTCAATCGTGAGCATCAACTGCGCGAAGATTTCCCGCGCTTCCTCTACGCCGATTTTTTCGCCGTCCTTCCGTTCGGTCGCGACTCCGCGATCGTAGGCTAGGAGGATCTTCGCCGTCTTGCCGAAGTTGTCGCGTGCCGTGATAAGCTCGCACTCCACCCGCGCGATTTGCTCGCGGTTGTCCTTCGTTTCCGCCGCATTCGGGCTGAGTTCGCCGAGCGCGCCAAGCCGTGCCTCCGCGTCGTCAATCTGCGCGGAGAACTTCGCGGCATCCATCTGGAGCCGTTTGAGAACGGCCGGCGCGGCGAGTTCTTGCACGGCATCCGGCGCGGCATCGGGTTTGCGTTTAGCGGCCATCTTCGTTGTTCGTGTATCGGTTTCGGTCGTGTAATTACTGGTTTTTGGAACCCGCGCCGCTCCGTTTCGTGGCGTTTCTGCCCCCACCGCCCACCACTTTCTTGCGCTCCGCGATATGTTTTGGAAGGGCGCGGATTGCGATTGCAGCCTCCGTGGTGACTGAAATGGTTCCGGCTTCGCGCTTGGCGATTGTGACCCGATGCAACCCGAGCCGTGCAGCGACCCTGACTTGTGTGCCGAGGCGCTCGCGTGCTGCTTTGTATTCAGAGGGTTTCATATTTTC